CCTTGCCTAAATAGTAGGGGCTAATGGTGTCCCGACACCAAGACAGATCTTAATCTGTCTTCACTACCAGTCCTCTGACTGGGTGGGGAAAAGCTACGTGCTGGATGTGTTGGCCGGGTCTCGGTGATCCACTCACACCCGCACATAGCTGCAGTGCAATTAAGCAGTTTATCGTACTGCGGGTTATACGAACCCTCCTCCTAAAAGGAACGAACACGTCTCGTGTGCTAAACGACGCTGCTAGTGAAGTCCGGAAAAAGGACGTTCACACTAGCAGCATTTGGAATCAAGACCATCATAGGACCCAAGTAACCGGACATAGTAGCATCATCACCTGCGTGAGTAGACATGACCATAACCGAACCTGTAGCACTAATATTCTGCAAAACAACTCTAGTAGCATGTCCAAATTCCGGCAAAGACAAAGAAAAATTCGAATTTCCAATAGTCCTCAAAAACAAGTTATCCCTGAGAAAGTGCGTGGGAACACGCACTATAGACTGATACGCAGGTACCCGCACGTGCAAAGGTGCACCATCAATAGCAACCACTTTGGGAGTGGCACTGGTGTTGGTGCGCCCCTGGTAATCGGTTCTGGTATAATTACCATAACCAGACTCTGCAGGCAACTGTTCAGCAGTCATGAGACATCTACTTCCTGTCGAAGATCCGGCAGGATAAACATGAAAATCTGTACTACCTCTGGCAAAAAGCATACATGCCTGCCAGAAAACCAGGAGCGTAACCACAACCAATGAAGGAAGTCGCTGCGTTAATGGGATTGGTGAGAGCAAAGGCTGCAACCTGTGCCCCACCTGGATAATACCACCAAGGCGGCACAAAAGTGTTGGACGTTGTTGAAGCGGCCAAAGTGCCCTGGTTGTAAGCTGGAATCATGATCAGCTGCTTGGCGGACGTAAAACGTTCACCAATGGTGTGCTGGGAAGCGGAGGTGGTAGCTGAATCCACCAACGCATTAGAAACAACGGTAGAAATGTCACCGGACTGCTGATAAACAGTCCCTACATGTGACGCGATGAAAGTATTCCCAGCATAGTCGGCTAACTCAAAGTTCTCTGCACCTGCAACCTCAACAAAAAAAAAAACACTAGCAGTAACAGAAGACGAAGCATAAAGCGGGTCCATACAAGAAACTGAAATGGTACCAATAGCCGACATGAACGAAACATATGGAGACTCACTACTGTAAGGAACCACAAACTCGAAAACGTTGCCATCTCTCAAATCCATAATCTGGGAATGGCCATAAGGCTGCATCAAACCAGCAACTGTCTCTGGACCGTCTACAACGGCAGGGGCAGTAGTGGTCGAATTGGTGAAGAAGGTCCTGGGATTGAAAGAAACCATGTAACGACCTCCATGAAACTTAGTCTTTGCAAACGTAAACCTGAAGATAATATCCCCACGCCACAATCTAAAACAACTAGATATGTTCATCAAACTAGAAGGCATTATCATATTGCCTGTCTGTGCTACCAAACTTCCTGAATTGCGAGGGAATATTATGTTGCAAAAAGGTGCAGCAACAGGTTCCCTAAACCAAAAGACACTGGGTGAAACTGGCGCCGCATAAATAACTTGGTTATGCGAATTACCAGTAGAAACAAAACCCACGCAAGTCTGACTAAACTGCTGTGTAATAAATGACAAAGCCATCTCATCCACATCAGTTGCGCCAGTAACTCCGTCAAACGCCAAAGTATTGGACTGAAAAGGCCCAACAGCTAAACCGTTGTACGGAGTATCCACGTGCCCCTCACCAACGCATGAAATGCGAACGTGAGTGGCAGTGGGGTCCTGAATCAAAGGACGCGAAAAACCAAAATACCTTGCGACTCCAGCTGCTATATCAGCAGCCCAAGCCGTAGGCCCTGCAATGCTAGAAAGCACAGGAACGTGCTTCGCAACAAACGCAGAAACCTTAGAAACTGTGTCCAAACCACGCGAAATAAGCTTGGAACTCCTCAACTCCTTAGCAATGACAGATGGAGCCTGTTCCACAATTGGACCAGACTGTAAGACAATGGGGTTGCTGGCAGCATTATCTGCACCGAACAACTCTATATCCTCTAAACGTATATACAACTCATAAGACGGGTTAGCAAGCCCGACAACTGAAACATACGGCAGTATCCAATTAAGACCAAGATGGCCCACTGTACCTCCATAATTATCCCCACCTAAAATGGGAATAAATTCATTGGCGTACAGAAATGGAACTGACAACTCAACCATAGTAAGCTCAGACAAATCTAATCTAACATGTGGAAGGTTGGTACAAGCTGCTGAAATGCCCGAACGTGAAAACACATCCGGACCAACAGCATTAGTACCATACTGAAACGAAAGGGCTAACAAACCCTGATGAAAAGCAGTGGCTGCTACCTGTAAACGATAGCATGCCTTGAAACGAATTCCATAGACACCAGAAAGCCTCTGGTTCCACTGCGGAAAGAAAATGGGAAGGTTAGCTATACTAAGATCAGAACGAATAATATTCGCTCTGTTCGCAGCAGGGAGCACAC